GTTAAAAAAGGGAGTAAGAAATGAACAACAAAGACAGAGTAAAAAAAATTAAAAGTCTTTTAGGTTTGAGAGGTAAAGATAGTGATGAGGAATACTATCGTGTAGCAGATGTTATTTGCGATCTAAAACATTTTTGTGACGCTAAGAAAATTAATTTTTATGACGAATTAGATGTGTCAGAAACATTTTATGAACAAGAAAGGGACAAGAATGATTAATAAAATAACAAAAGAAATGACAGAATTTTATGTACCAAAATTAGAAAATTCTAATCAATACATAGAATATTATACAGATTTTTTATTTAATTTATTAAATGAAAAAATAACAGTAAATGAACTAAGACAAGAATTAAATTCTATGTGGCAAGATTATACAAGCGAGGACAAATAATAATGAATAATTATGAAATTGTTGAATGTCTTAAATGTGATAATCGATTTATTTCATACGATCATCAAGACGAGCATATAATTTGTAAACATTGTGATAATCAAGATAGAATGGAAACTATTTTTTTAACTCAAGGTGAATTTAATCAATGTGATTGTGAACAATGCGAACAAATCAAGAGAGAGGTAAATAATAATGAATAATTTAAAAAATGTAGAGGACATCAATGAAGATGTGACTTGGTTAAACTTTAAGGGGTATGACATAAGATTAGAAATGTCGGACTATGACAATGGTAATTTAACTATCAGAGTCACTCCTAAGGGTTATGATGATTACACACATAAATTTACAGTAGTTGAGGAACAAAAAAAGGAGTAGAGAATGAAAGATCAATGGACTGAAGATTATCTAAAGTATGAAAAGCAAACTATTTTAGATAAAATCTCAAATGAACTAGCAGAAATGTCAATGAATGACTTTTCAAATCTAGTAGATAAATATGATTTAGGGATCACTGAACTAGATAATATTTTTTGGGATTTACGAGAAAAACTTTTCAAAGAAAGGACAAACAAGGATAGAGAAGAATGAGAGAAGCAAAAGATATTTGTTATGTTTGTGATAAAGTAGAGCCAACGCCAAGTATGACTTATGTAGATTTAGAAAATCCAAATGATGATAGATTAGTGTGTGATGAGTGTTTAGCTAAGGAACAAGAATGAAAGAATATACTTGTGAAATAAAACTTCACTTTGTTGGAAACAATAGAGAAGCCAATAGCGTTGAGGAATACAAAAAACTAATCATAGAGCAATATCAAGAAGAGTATGGTATTGCTCTAGACGAAAACGAAATAGAAAATATTAGGGAACAAGCTCAAGCACACGCTTAAGTTCAGGTTCAAGCGCATCTTTGTAAGGTTGAGCTATTGTAAATAACGGAGAGATTTCTGTATAATTAGTTGCAAGTTCACGAGCACAAGCGCCTTCCCACATCATTATTTCTCTTGTTTCTGGAATCTTAGCTAAGATAAAATTATCTTTGCAAAGCTGATATCTTTTTATGTTCCAAGATATTTGAAAGGGACTAAGGTTCAAGCACATGCCTTTTGCTATTTTCAACTCACACCAAAACGAAATGTTTTTAGGTTCATGCACGAGCACTCCTAACAAGTCAGGTATCCCTGGAGTTCCATAAGTTTCTATTCTGGTCCAATGTATACTAGGAGTTATCTCTTTAATATTCTTCCAAAAAGTCGATTCCTTTCCTCGCTTTGTATAAGAACTTTTTTTCTTTTCTTTGCCTCTTTCTGATTGTTTCTCTCGTTTCGATAATGCGAACTTCGTCACCCTCGACAATGACGAGGCGAACTCCAAGTTCTTTTTGCCTTGGTTTAAGTTTGTTTCCAGAACCTCCGACTGCTTTACCATCAACTACTCTTGTTCCCCTCGAGGTTTTAACATCAAAATAATGCGATCTGCCATTTGCAGGGTTGACAACAATAATGTCAATGGGTCCTTGCTCGGAACAGTTTTGAAAAACATAGTACCCTTGCTCAAGAAATTTTATTATCGCTTTCTTGAGACTGATTGTTGCTTTGAATTGTCTCGGTTGCATGCTCTATTGTTACATTCCTTCTCAATTTATCTAAGAGTTCGGTTACTTCCTCTAAAGACAAGTTATCAATACTTTTATCCTTAACCTTTTCTTTCTTGTCATAAAATCCTGCTGCTTTACCACGGCTTATCTCGGCCATTAAAGCAGTTTTCAAGTCTGGTTTCATATCAAAAGTATTGACATCATCTGAGCTAGGGTTTTCTGCACGCAGTCCTAATTCATGAAGTCTTCTCATGTGGGTTGCTGGTGATATTTTATATTTGTTCCAAAGATCTTCTTGTAATGCACGAATATACTCATGAACCTTTGGAAACAATTTAGGATTTTGTAGTTGAGAGGCTTTAGCTCTTGATGATTTTTCAGGATAGCCTGCAAGAACGGCACATTCCCTAGCTGTTTTTCTATTTTCTTGAGCCACTAAATGCTCTGCAAAAGACGCTTGTTTAGGAGTTATCTTATCTCGTAAATCTGCTAACTCTTTTGTTAAAACAACTGGATCACCAGGATTTCTAAATTTCATGTTATTCCTCTTTAAAGAACATTTTACACAAAATAAATGCAAAAAGTAAACAACTTTTATTTCTTTGCCTCCTCATACCCTTTTGGAAGAATAACTTGTTCTTCGGAAGAACGTTTGGAAGAACGACTAATTTAACAAAACATATTGATACTATTGAATAATAGAACTGGAAGAACGGGAAGAATGAATTTTGAATAATTTTTTTTTATTTTTTTTATTTTGTAGAAATGGTTCTTTATAGTAATCTATTCTTCCGTGGTCGGTGGTTCGTGGGCATTTATCCTTTCGTGTCCATTCAGTTATCTTTCCTCCTTTTCTATTAACATTTAACCGTTGACCACGGTGCATTAATATTATAATATCCCATACTAGAAATGGATATAACTATCAGAGTTGATTTCGGTACTGGAGAGGCTAAAACGACTACTTTTATTGGAAAAAAAGAAGTTATTTTACCCGACATACAAGATTTTATACATAAAAATCATAATAAAAAAATAACAGTTCACCATAATCACGGGGAAGAAATCAGCTATGAAGAGTTATTTTTAGAAAAGGATAGAAATGAAAGAAATAAAAAAGAGCATATGGAAGAGCAGACCTGACGATACTTATAACTTTGAGCACATAGTAAAAATTTTAATTCAAAGAGATGGTTGGATTAGGATCCCTTTGTTCACAGGGAAAGAAAAATTAAGCGAAGAAAAATGGTGGGAGAGAATAAAAGATGTTAGGTTTTAGAATTATTATAGCCTTTATATTATTTTATATCCCCTCAGCTTTGGCCTCTGAAATTTATTGTTATGATGGGGATACTTGCTATTACCAAAATATACCTATGAGATTGATTAATGTAGATACTCCAGAACTTCCAACAGTCAAAGGTTATGAGGCAAAAAGATTCGTAAATAATATTGTAAGAAATGCAAACAATATTTTAATTAAATACAAAGGTGAGGGGTATTACAAAAGATTTTTAGTGGACATAATTGTTGACGGAGAAAGTTTATCTGAGATTATAATTAAATCAGGATATGGAAAGAGGGTATTATGAATCAAAGTCAAAATAAACTTTATTGGGAAAGAAAAAAGAAAAGAGACGCTAAGTTAAGAGCTAAAAAACAAATAGAAAAAATGATGGGTAAAAATTATTTTACCAATATGCAAGAAATTATGCTTAAAACAGCAATCGAATTATCAGAGAGGAAGGGTAATGTATAGATATTTAGATATACCGGGATGGTTTAATATGCACGACGCATACGCAAATATCATAAAATTTGTAGATGACGGGCAAACAATCGTAGAAATTGGTTGTTTTACAGGAAGATCCACGAGATATTTAATGGATGGATTAGACTATGCAGGTAAACATAATGTCAAAGTTCATGCCATAGATACTTTTAAAGGCTCTGGCATGGAACATGCGAGTGTAGATTTACGATCAATGTACGATCAATTTGAGGAAAATTTAAGAGAATACATAGATGGTGGCAGAGTTATTGTACATCAGTCAAGGTCAGATAACCCCGATCTTATTAAGTCTTTTGAGGATAATTCAGTAGCTGCCGTAATCGTGGATGGCGATCATACTATGGAGTCAGTCGAGGAGGATGTGTACAATTGGTGGCCTAAGGTAATCGAAGGTGGCATTATGGTTGGGGATGATATAAACTTAGACTCTGTGAAACAGGGTTGTTATAAAGGTCTATCAAGGCATGGAATTGATACAGTTACACATTGTAAGGGTGATGAGGGTTGGTTCGCAAAGATAAAACACCCAGACGCAGACAGGTTGGGGGAACAACTCAAACTCATTCCAGGCGTAAACTCTATGAAATTAGATGGTTAGATGCATATGAAAAAGAAAGTGGTTGGCATAGTCTAAATGATGCCCTTAAAATTAGGCCTCCCGAAGTTCTTTCTGTGGGATATGTTCTCGCAGAAACAGAAGAGTATCTCATTTTGGCAGCGGATATTGGTTCGGATAAAATGGATAATGATGTGGGCAGGGTTCAAGTGATCCCTGGTCAGTGGTTATTGAGCAAAAAAGAAATCACATAAAAGTCAAGTAATTTATTTAAATTTTTATGTAGATATTGACTTGCGAACTTTGATATACTAGAAGTTCTCATGAAAAAATTTGATTTAGACCACAAGGCAATAAGCGAGTTTGAGCTTAGAAATCTAATGATAGCGTCATTACAAAATAAATTATCTATTGAGATATCCAAAGACAAATGTCTTTGTGGCGAGGATGAGCCTGCAAAAAAAGAGAAAGAAAATCTTAGTTATAATCGTCAATCTAGCTGAGGTTGGAAAGCCCTAGGCTCTACAATAAAAGCCTTTTCGAGCATAGAATCTACTTGTTCCATCATGTTATCCCAATCTTCTTCGAGATAACCGTTCACCATTCCATCAGCAAAAGTCACTAAGACTTTACCTACCGTGTCTTTCAACACTGGATCGTAGACTTGCTGTCGTTGGACAGCTAGCACGATTTTTGTTTTTATATCGTTCAACATAGCGTTGTCCTTTGTAAAAGCGGGAGAATCGAAACAGGGTAAACACTCCCGCTCTTATGGATATTTATATAGATTTTTTGGATAAAATGATATTAAAAAGTCAAGTTTTAATTTATGGAAAGTTATCCCCTAAGTTGAGGACAATTTTCCAACTTTTACCTGCGACACTTTGTCCAATTGACTTTATGGGATATATCCTATATAATGGGTGGCAGAAAGGAGAAACAGGGAATGGCAAGATACTTTCTAACCGAAGAAACTGAGAACTTGACTAACTGGGTCAAAAACATTGACAAGAAACAAGTAGTCCAAGTTCAAAAATGTGACGACGGCGAAGGTGGTTTTTTATATACCTTGACTGTTTTGGAATGGTGGGACAACCCCGACGTTCCTCATAAGTCCGGATATAGAGCCACTCATCAAATGTCTACACGTGACTTCATTTATGAAGACAACTGTAGAAAAGATAACTAATCAAATCAGGGGGCTTCGGCCCCCTTTTTTATTCTGTTTTATCAACAACTTTTACAGTTCTACGATCAAGTTCTTTTTTTATATCCTCTTGTAAATTTTTTAGTTCTTCTATAGATAACTCTTTTAAATCTAGTTCGTATTCTAACTTGTACATCTCTATCCTTTCTTAAGCCGAGGGGATGCGAGGAATGGCATTTTAATCCCCTCAGCCGTTCATGCGAGAGCTAAAACAGATCTCATCCATCTGTTTGGGAGGTAGACTTCAGAGATATTACTGATTCTCGCTATCAGCAATCAAGAGGAGACACCATGATAATGATTATGAAAAAGACCTGCGGAGATCTTGTAGGTGCCTCCTCCTCATTACTGAAACTTGTCTACCTTTTTACTCCAAGCCTTGTGCTCTTTCTCAACTAACTGAGAAAGTATGCCAGATATTTTTCTATCCTCACCAGCTATTTCTTTTAACTTTCTATGTGTTTCTACTCTTACAATGACTGATTTATATTTTTTAATGTCTGTCATTTAGGCTCATCCCCTCTAATGTAATCATCAACCAAACTTACAAAGTCGTTGATCTCAGACTCTAACAAAGAAAAATCCCTTTCTCTATGAGTTTTAGTTAGTTGTTGGAACCCTGGCATTTCTTTAGCTTTATCTAAAGACACTCTGGCCTCATCCAGTTTATTGTAAAGATCTACTAGTTCGTCGTCTTTATCTCTTGCGTATGCATTTACTTTACCCATCTGATTCTCTTTCTTTTAATTTATTATATGTAATAATATATAGGAACTCCCACTGCATTGTCAACACCTTATTTCTTTTTTCTTTTGCTTTCTATTAACCATTCTTTCAGTGTTTCTCCTAATGATTGTGAGGCTAGATCAATTTTGTTTCTCAAACTATTAACAATATTTTCATCGACAGTTTTCTCACAAATAATATCAATGTAAGTGACGTTATTTTTTTGACCTATCCTGTGCGCTCTGTCTTCTGATTGTATTCTCTTTTCTAAATCATAATTATTAGAATAATATACAACAGTGTGAGCTGCTGTTAATGTTAGACCGTAGCCACCAGTTTGTTGGTTCGCTATGAAAAATCGAACAGGGCTGTCCTTGTCTTGAAATTGTTTTACAATCTCCTGCCTGTCCTTGTCTTTGGTATCACCAAAGTAAGTGACTACGGTTTCCTCCCCAAACTTTTTACGTAAAGTATCTTTTATATCTAGTATTGAATAACGATAGTTTGCCCAGATAATTACCTTGCCTTCTGTTTCTTCTAAAACATTTAATAACTCATCCATTCTATTATTTTTTAGTGGAACCGGCGGTTGGCCGTTGTCCGTGGGCAGATAACCACAAGTAATCTGATGTAGTCGAAGAAGCATTGTCATTGTATTATCTACCGTTAGAGTTTGTCCTTCGAGTTGCGCAATCGCAAATGTCGCTAGATCATTATACTGTTTCTCTTGTTCTTTACTTAGTTCAATGTATCTAGGTGAATAAATTTTATCCGGTAAATCTAAACATTGTTCTTTCAATACTCGAAAAGAAAAGCTAGCTAATTTATTAGATAACTCATCCAAGTTTCTAAATCCAACAATGTGTGGATAGGCGTGAGTAGAACTATGTCGTTTTACCTCTATCGCATATCTAGATTTATATGCCCAATAAGAACTAAAACCTAAAAGGTCTTCGTCAAGAAAAGCACATTGTGAATATAAATCCATAGGATTTTTAGTGACCGGGGATCCTGTTAAGATTCTTCTGTACGAGGCCCCTCTACAAATTTTTAAAATATTTTTAGTTCGTTGAGCAGAAGGACTTTTAATCGTGGTGCTTTCGTCAATGCACAACAAACTAAGAGTTCCAAGTAAATACTTCTGTAAAAAGTCAACCGCTGGTTTGTGAGCCAAAGCCTCGACATTCATCAAAAAAATATCAAGACCGTCAAAAGATTCGGATAATTTTTCTAAGTTCCTTGTATCTTCTTTTCTACGAGAGCTTGGCGCTACCCAAGTCGTGACTCTAGTTTCAATGTGATCTGGTAAGTGTGCAGGTATTTCTAATCGCTCCCAGTTTCTATAAACTCCTTTGGGCGCTATGATAACAGCTGCATTAATTTTTCCGGAGTCATACAACATGGCAATATTATCAATCAAAACTTTTGATTTGCCTGTTCCCATCTCCATGAAATATGCAAAATTTTCGTGGCTCCAACTACAACCTAATGCTTGTAATTGATGAGTAAACGGCTTCGTCTTAAAATTCGGATACATATTCTATAAACTTTCTAAGTTCTTTATATAGGATAACTTATATGTCTGTCAAGAGTTTCTTACTACAAAAAGTTGTGAGATATATTCCAGGATCTTTTACCTGTTCATAAGCTTGTGTTGCAGCGATCTTACATTCCTCTAGCGTATCAAATCTTTGAGGAGGGATATCCTCAATGCAGGTGCTACTTAAGGGAATATAAGGATCATTAATACAGAGCCAAATCATCATTATATATTTCATAGTTGTATTATGATACTCTTTGGTATAACTATTACAAATAGATTAGAGAATGAACAGAGTATATGTGACAACAAATACTAAGCTACCTAATGGTGGTTATAGAGATATTTCTGATTGTGAGAGATTCGGAACTCCTTACATCATGTTTGAAAATCCAAAACAAGTTCAAGTAAATTCTTCAAGATTTACATTTTCTGTAGAAAAAAAATTAAAAGATTTTACCTCGGAGGATTATTTAGTATTGATGGGAGACCCTGTATTAATAGGGATTGTCTGTGCTGTCGCTGCAAAAATTACAAATAATAATTTTAAAGTATTGAAATGGGATAGAGAAAGTGCTATATATATTCCCATAACAATAGAATTATAAAGGAGTTATATTATGGGTCTTATGGATAAAGCTTTTGAGCAGTCTCAAATAAATACTTTAGACAGTTCAGATGTAAAAGATCTTGGCGAAGCATGTAACGAATTAGATAATATTCGTAAAGCAAAAGCTGACAAAGCTGCTGAGATAAAAAAATTAGAAGAGAGAGAGTTTCAATTAGAGAATGAAGTCATCCCTTCTATGATTGAAAGTGCCGGTGTTAAATCATTAACGCTTACAGATGGCGCAAAAGTTTCAGTCAAAGATCAACTACGTGCAAACATTACAATGGAGAACGAGGACTTTTGTTTTAGTTGGTTAAAACAAAATGGTCTTGATGATGTTATCAAAAATAATGTTGTGTTGACATTTGGCCGTGGACAAGATTCCGACGCTACTAATATTATGAACGAGCTACAAGACAGAGGTCTGTATCCTAGTAATAAAAAAGCAGTGGCATGGAATACACTATCCAAGCTAGTAGAGGAGCAGATTTCTAAAGGTTCGATGTCTTCTGCCGATCAAGAAAAGTTTGGTGTGTACACCTATAAAAAGGTGAAGATCGAACGAAAAAAATAACAAAGGATAAATAAAAAATGACAAATCAAAAATCAAATGGTGCTGTCACCACAAAGGCAGAAACTTTACCTGCTGCAAAAATCGAGGCTCTCGAAAAAATGGCAGGTGCAGGTTTGGAGACCGTCACAGTTGACGATCTACCACAACCAAGACTAAAAGTCTTACAAGCAATATCTCCAGAAGTAGCTGGAGGTAAAGACAGAAAAGCAGTAGAAGGTGCTAAAGCAGGATTAATTTATAATAACACTACTGACTCTTGTTATCCTGAAGAGGGCATTGATGTTATCGTCTGTGGTTATGAGAAAACTTGGGTTGAATGGCAAGAGAGAGGCACAGGAGGACCAGGTGCTCCTATTAATGTCTTTACGCCAACTAATAAGCCAACCGATTCAGTGCGTGGTGATGACGGAAAGTTTCGTTTACCTAGTGGAAACTACATAGAGGAAACAGCAAACTTTTATATGCTTATCTTAAACCAAGGACCAACACCAGAAGCTGTTGTTATGTCTTTATCAAAGACAGGTTTAAAAGTTGCAAGGAATTGGGCCTATAGTTTGAAGAATGAATTTATTCAAAATCCTAAAACTAAAAAACTATTCTTGGCTCCTTCTTACTACAGGATCTATAGATTAAGCACTGAGTTTACAGACAATACTAAGGGTGCTTGGTGGGCGTTGAAGTTTGAAAAAGGAGACTTTCTAAATGACGAAAAAGTCTTTGACACTGCTGCCGCTTTTAGTGAGCAAGTAAGAGCAGGCAAGGTATCAGTGGATTACTCAGATGAGGAGAGCGCTGCTGCTGAAGATACTCCATTTTAATGGAACAACGGGTCTCTAAATTTAAAGAGATCTTTTTAGGTTTGGAGCGTGCTTATGGTACGTTCCAACCCAAAGAGAGTCTCAGAGAAGATAATAAAGCTGAGGGCGAAACTTGGATAAGAAAGAAACCATTAGATGAAAATCTTTGGAGCGATCACCTTTCTGGTGCTTGGCCTAGTCTTGGTGTATTTCCAATCAACGACGAGGATAAGTGTCGGTGGGGGTGTATTGATGTCGATGAATATCCCCTCGATCACGTATCTATCGCAAAAAAATTATCAGAAAAAAATTTACCATTTATAGTTACAAAATCTAAAAGTGGTGGCGCACATATATTTTTATTTTTTAAAGATTATGTTTCTGCTGCAATCGTTCACAATAAATTAAAAGAGTTAGCTGCTTTCATGGGTCTCGGGCATTGTGAAGTTTTTCCAAAACAAGAAAAATTATTAAGAGAGGGTAATGCAAAAGATTGGGAGGTCGGTAGTTTTTTAAACTTACCTTATCATAACGGACTGAACCACACAGAGCGATATGCTTTTAGTGACGAGGGAAATATTTTAGACCTAGATGAATTTTTAAAAGAAGTAGAAAAAAAATCTATCACAGACATTGAATTAAAAAAATTATCTTTAAAAAAAGAAAACTCAGATTTTACTGATGCACCTTACTGCATCGAAGCTTACTTAACAGAAAATAAAACAGTTCAACCAGGCAACAGAGATAACTTTCTTTTTCAATACTCTGTTTATGCAAAGAAAAAATTTGGTGAAAACTTTGAGAAAGAAGTTCACAAATTTCATCACAAATATTTTGAGGACCCTTTACAACCAAAAGAAATAGAAAAAATTATTAGACAAGCGGATAAAAAAGATTGGGGATATAAATGTAAAGACCAACCCATGTGTTCTTTTTGTAATAAATCAAAATGTAGAATTAGAAAGTATGGTGTGGGCGATAGCAACATAATCACTGATGTAGGGAACGTAATACAGTATGGAGATAACGAGGATACGATTTATCATGTGACCGTGAACAATGAGCAAACAATAGTCTGCACTATCGAAGAGCTATACGATCAACACAAGTTTAGAAAGAAGTGTCTAGTTAAATTAGCTTCAATGCCTTCGATTATGAAAAGAGAAGACTGGGATTTGTACATAACAACTATTGTGTCGAAAGCTATAAAAGTTAAATCAGAGTTTGAGATGACACCAGAGGGAGAGTTTAGAAATATTCTTACTAGATATATATCTAATCAAGCTAATGCTCTGGACATTGATGATATTCTCAATGGTCAGTGTTTCGTGGACGATGAAGAAAGCAGGGTATACTTTCGTTTGGATCAGCTGCAAGAGTACATGAGAAATAGAAGGTATGGTGCATTGACATCAAATCAAATGGGAATCTTTTTAAGAAACTTAGGCGGTGATTATTCTAAGAGAAAATTAAATAACAAGAAAGGTCAATTAGTTTGGTGGATCCCCAGTGATAAAATAATCACCAAACAGGAAGTAGAAATACAACAAGATAAAGAGGAGGAGGTACCATTTTAACAAAAGTTTGTAAAATAATAGGGCCCCCTGGCACCGGCAAAACTACAAAATTATTAGAAATTGTAGAGGAATCTTTACGTTGTGGAACGGCTCCTGATAGGATTGGTTATTTTTCTTTTACTAGGAAGGCAACTCAAGAGGCGATAGATCGTGCTTGCTCTTTGTTTAAGTTGCCACGAAAAGATTTGAAGTGGTTTAGAACTCTACACAGTTTAGCTTATCAATGGCTTGGGTGCACACATACAGATATTATTCAAAGACAAGATTTTAAAGATTTTTATAATGAATGTGGTGTTGACATATCTAAGTCAATAAAAGTAGACGATGTCGCCGTGGGGGAAGAGGACTCCGGTTTGTCTTTGATAGATTTATATAGAGTTAAAAACACTAGCTTAGAACAAGAGTTTCAAAAATATGGTCATGTTGTTGGGGGCCTTGCAAGACTTCAAAGAGTGGATAAAGCTTACAGAATGTTTAAAAAGAAAAGAGGAATAAAAGATTACACTGATTTAATAACTGAATTTAATCGTATCGCACAGTCTCCAAAGTTAGAGCTTGTCATTGTAGATGAGGTACAAGATTTGAAGCCAAACGAGTGGGAGATGGTGATGGTTATGATACGTCAGGCACATGCATCGTTTTTAGCTGGGGATGACGATCAAGCTATTTATTCTTGGAGTGGTGCTGATGTATCTAAACTAATAGACTTGGATAGTCATTTGCAAGTATTGGATCAATCTTATAGAATACCTAAAACCATATTCGAAAAATCAAATAACCTTGTGTCTAGAATAAATAAAAGAATAAATAAAACTTGGCGACCTAGAGAAGATGAAGGACAAGTGCGCAACACTAATTTTGAAAGTATAGATTTACGCCATGGTCAGTGGTTAATTCTGGGTAGAACAAATTATTATATAAATGAAGTTGCACAAGAATTAAAAAACAAAGGTTATCTATTTGAAAAAAATAATTATTTATCTATCAGCAAAGACGTTGCCACAGCTTATAGAGCTTGGATTAGTTTGCAAAATAAACAAGAGCTATCTTACGAAGATGTGAAAGCCATGTACCAGTTTATGCCCGTTGGCAAAAATGGTGTTTCTAGAGGTAAGAAGGGTTTGCCTGGAGCAGACTTTGAGGGACTATACAGCTACATTGATTTAAAAAAAGACTGGGGCTTAAATACTTTAGTCGAAACTCCTTGGGAGTTAGCTCTCAGTAGAATATCGGAGTCGGATAAATTATATATCAAGCACATACTAAATAGTGGACACGACATAGATGAAGAGGCGAATATAAAACTCTCTACAATTCATGGAGCTAAAGGCGGAGAGAGCCAGAATGTAATTTTATTTTCTGATATTTCTAAAAGAATAAATGATAATATGTGGGTTAATAGAGATGATGAAAGAAGAGTTTTTTATGTCGGTATGACTAGAGCGAAGGAAAATTTATACATTGTTCCTTCTACATCTCCTTACGAGTTTGAGGAGATATTAAGATGATCTTTGAACAACAGATGGATTTGTTGAAGAAAGAAAACAAACCAGAGTGGTCAAGACCTAGATTTCCAGAAGTCACAGGGATAAAACAAGTCGCTATAGATTTAGAAACTTACGATCCAGAAATTAAAAATTTAGGTGGCGGGTGGGCAACGAACAAAGGTTTTGTTGTAGGTGTTGCTATATCTTTTGAAGGGTTTGATGGTTACTTCCCTGTTAGACATGAAAGAGGCGGTAACTTTTCTGAGTCAGAAGTTAAGAAGTGGCTTACAAAATTATTTAAACAAGATCCAATAGTGATATGCCACAATGCTGTTTATGATTTAGGTTGGCTTAGACGTTGGGGTGTAGAGTGCGATGTCACTAAAGTATATGATACTTTAATAGCCGCTCCTCTCGTAGATGAAAACAGATTTAGTTATAGTTTAAATAATTTATCTAAGGATTATTTAGGTGAGAGAAAGCAAGGAAATATTTTAGAAGACTTTGGCAAAGAGCATGGGTTTAAAGCCATAGAGAATATGCATTTAGTTCCTGTGGAATATGTTGGTGTGTATGCAGAGCAAGACACTCGTTTGACTTATAAGTTGTGGGAGGTTCTCAGAGTTGAGATACAAAGGCAAGGACTGACTGATGTGTTTAATTTAGAAACAGATTTACTTCGTTTACTTTTAGAGATGAGATGGAAAGGTGTTTGCGTAGATTTAGATAAGGCTGAAAAAACAAAAAAGTTTTTTAAAAACGAAGAGGATAAAATTTATAAAAATATAAAAAAAGAAACAGGTATTAGTATAGATGCCTCCGATATTTACACTGCTGCTTCTTTACAAAAAGTTTTTGATAAGCTTGGTGAGAAGTATGAACTCACTGAAAAAAATAAACAAGCAAAGATTAGTAATCTCTCTATGAAAGAGAGCGACAACCCTTTGATACAATCAATATCGGTGGCTAGAGAATATAACAAAGCACACACCACCTTTATAGATTCTATTTTAAAACATCAAGTTGAAGGGCGTATTCACGCTGAGATTAATCAGTTGAAAGGGGAGTATGGTGGCACGGTCAGTGGGCGGTTGTCCATGAACAATCCTAACTTACAACAGGTCCCCTCTCGCAACGAAATCATAGGCCCAAAGATCAGATCTTTGTTTTT